CCAATTGAATGCGGACTAATGAATTACAATGAATATAGTAAATATAGACGGTCTTTTGATAGACGTGTATTAGTAGAGGAAGAATTAATTGGTATGATTGTTGCCGGCGACACAAAAAACACAGCGGGTCTAGATATTCCCAAACCGGATGCGTTTGAATTATTCTTTTCATACATTAATTTACCCGGCACAGATATGCCTGCGGCAGCCAAATATGGGTTTTATGACAGTGCGTTTAATTCATTATACGAACATTCGAAACTGCCATATGACGAGTATCTAGACAAAATTATAGATACAATTGACGTCTATGGTCTAGGGTTTACGCTCCAATATATATTAAACTGTTTCAAGCGACACAATGCGGTTTCCCAAGATTTTTATACCAAAGCCTCGGCACTGTTTGGTAAGATGTTTGACCCGGAAATAACACTCCGCGTTACCGATATCAAAGCGTTGTTGGACGAATACGAGGATATATTGTTGGAGACGGGGCTCTTAACCAGGCTGAAAAAGACATTTGAAAATAATACTCTGATTGCCAAGGCACCAATGCCGTCGCCAATTATGCGACTTGCTGAAAAACAAGAGGCATCAGCTGTAAAGTTGAAACCGTTGTCAAGTCATATGGAACGGGTTGCTGATATGGACCCGGTTTTAGCTTTAGTTAACACAAAGGCAAAAGCAAAGGCTTTAACAAAGGCAAAGGCTTTAACAAAAGTAAAGGTTAATTTGAAACCATGCCCGCCTGAAAAGGAACTAAATATAAAAACAGGTCGATGTATTAAAAAATGCTTGACCGATGAAGTTAGAAACGCTAGTGGGCGCTGTGTAAAAAACAATACTAGAAAACGTGTGAATAAAGGCAATTCTTTGTCTAAAACTAGAACTAGAAGTAGCTCAGTTTTTAAATAATATTGTTTTATAAATAGAAATAAATAGTAAACTTTATATTATTATATAATAGATGACAACCATAAATAAGTCAATAACTAACAAAACTAAAGCAGAAAACGGACTTTTTATTTTTAGACGCGATTTCCGAATAGTTGACAACAAGGGTCTTCTTCTTGCCAGCAGCAAATGTGACAAAATTTTCACAGTATTTATTTTCACTCCCGAGCAAGTAACCAGTGCGAACAAATTCAAATCCGATAATGCTGTCCATTTTATGATTGAATCGTTAAAAGACTTGGCCTCTGAAATTGCCAAAAAGGGCGGACATTTATACACATTTTACGGCAAGAATGACGCGATTATAAAACAACTGATACATGCTTTAGATATTGACTATGTTTGTTTCAATATGGACTACAGTCCTTACGCTGTAAGCCGAGATAACAGTATTGCCGACCTTTGCGAGAAAAAGGACATCGACTGTGCTATAGAAGTTGCGCAAGATTACTATTTGTTAGAACCCGGCACGGTTTTAAATGGCTCCAAAAACGTGTATCAGAAATTCACACCATTTTATAATGTGGCGCATACAAAACATGTCGACCCCCCGTGTAATAAGACTATTACCAATTTCGCAAAAACATCTAAAACTCTGGCCAATACATTGTCGCTTGATACAGCACTGAGTCGGTTCGCCTCGGAGAACTCGAATATTCATCGGATGGTTGCTGGTGGCCGCAAGGAAGCCATCCTGTTACTAAAGGCCGCGGTTAAGAGCCAGGCACATTATTCAAAAACCCACAACATTTTAGACAAGGAGACAACTGGGCTATCCGCATCAATCAAATTTGGCTGCCTAAGCATCAGAGAAGTTTACAAGGCATTTCGAAATAATACAGACCTTATAAGACAGCTTTGGTGGCGCGATTTTTACGCAAATATTTTGTTTGCCTTCCCGGATGTCCTCGGTAGCGCTTTGAAGCCGAATTATAGAAAGATTGCCTGGCATCATAATTCGAATTGGTTTAAATGCTGGACAAAGGGACTAACAGGGTATCCGATTGTGGATGCTGGGATGCGGCAATTAAATGCCACGGGTTACATGCATAACAGAGCGCGTCTAATTGTGGCGTCATTTTTAGTAAAAACGCTGCTAATATCGTGGACACATGGCGAACAATATTTTGCCAAAATGCTGACTGATTATGACCCGGCGTCAAACAATGGTAATTGGCAATGGATTGCTGGGTCGGGTGCCGATTCGCAACCCTATTTTCGCATTTTCAGTCCTAGAGAGCAGAACAAGAATTTTGACCCGGATTGTGAATATATTAAGCAGTGGATACCTGAATTGAAAGACGTGCCAGCTAAGGACATAATTAATTGGGATACCAAATACGTGGATTATAAAGATATTAAATATGTGAAACCCATCTGTGACTTTGCGAAGCAGAAAGAGTTGGCTTTAAAAATGTATGAAGCTGTTTTCAAATAGTTTATCAGGTAATAGTGTATTATTTACAATTTTATTATAACATTTACTTTTAGAAATGTTTCATAAAAAGGATAACAAACAAGATATATACGAGAAAAAGATTACCGAAGGTAAAAACTTCTTGTTAGTTCGTGTTATACATAACAACTACCGACTAACAACAACCATCGAAAACAAGAATATTTTAGTAACCGATTTGTTAGATTTTCGTTTAATAAACCTAATGTATCAGACCAATTTAGACAATTTTGAGAAAATACATATTGACATTTTGAATGAAAACGAAGCCACTGTGTTTCTGCGCATGGTTCATTTTTTCAAAAACTTTGGAATAAAACAGCGCTACATTTGCTTTGATATAAAACGTCATATAGATACAGAGAACAACGCAGTATTATTTATTTTGACACAAGATGCCGAGCATGGGCAGCAAATAAACGATAAACCCGACGTCCAATTGTTGCCCATTACACACATAATATATGAGTTCAAGATTGTTAGTTCGAATAAAATAAATCTAACAGAATATATTCATTTTGACCATAATGTAGAAATACCGGCATTTTTAGAGCCGCTCTTTGGCGCCATTTTGAAAACAATGTTGAAGCGGACAATACGGTTTATTGAGATGCTGAAATAAATATATATTGTAAAACAACTTAAAGAGAGTTGCGGCTTAGAATATTTTCTTTAAGTATAGTATACGATAATATGAGTGAAATAGCAATATATAGAACTTACCAAGTTGACACAAAAGGAAACCCTCAAGGAGTTACATTAGATACTACAAATTATACATTTACAAAAACCGATGTTCCAGTGAACGATGGTTATGGAGGATTAAAACAAAAATATAAGATAACACAGAAAGAGACATCAATAAAACCAAAAGCTAATTCAACAACAGACCTAGAAAATTTATTTAAAGGAATGACAATTGGTGGCAGAAGAGGCGGCAAAAAAAGAATGACAAAAAGACGAAAAACTTTAAGAAGAAGGATGACAAAAAGAAGAAGACGTTATTAAAAATTGAAATTTAAAATACTAAAAAATATAATATTAAACACAATCTAGATTACTATTATAATACTTGAAAAATGGCAACAACTGTAGAAAACATAAGTGAAAACAATACCGTAAACATAAAGAAGACTTTCATATTCATCGACGGCAGTTATTTCTGCTTCTATCGCTACCATTCGCTTCTTACTTGGTGGAAGAATGCGTATCCCGAAATTATCCTGGACGACCCATTTCTAAATGAGCAATTCGTTGCCAAGTTTAGAAAAACATTTGTAGACCACGTTCAAAATTTAAGGAAGAACCTAGGCATATCAAAAGACGTAAAACCGACCATCATTGTCGGCAGAGATTGTAAGCGCGAGAACATATGGCGCAACGAATTGTTTCCGAATTATAAAGCGACTCGGGCAAATGGCAAAGAAGACGGCTTCATGGGCGGCCCCTTTTTCAAGATGGTATATCAAGACAAATTGTTTATAGAGGGCGGAGCAAAAGCGTTGTTATCGCATCCAACATTGGAAGCCGATGATTGTATTGCGCTCTCAGTCAAGCATGTTTTAAATAAATATCCTTGTTGTGATGTCTACATCATTACCTCAGATAAAGATTATTTACAGCTCGCCGAACCGCGCGTCCATATTTACAACCTGGGTTTCAAGAAAATCACAGACCAAAAGAGCTCCACAGGCTCAGCCGAGTGCGACCTATTCTGTAAGATAGTTATGGGCGACATTAGCGACAACATTCCGTCCGTATTCCCCAAGTGCGGACCCAAAACGGCTCTCAAATATTATCAGGACCAGGCATCGTTTCAAAAGAGACTAGAATCGGATGACAAATTTATAGCCCAATACAATACCAATAAGAAGATTGTCGATTTCAATGAGATACCTGTGTTGCTTAAAAATGAGCTCTTTACAAATTGCGAGGCGGTTATAAATGAATATTTATAGAACTGATTTTGACAACGTAAATAATGAGGCAAAAATAAAATATATTATTACCATACTAATCCAAAAATAAGAAAAACTTATCCAATATTCGCGTGTATAACCCATTATAAATATAAATATTATTTTTTTAAACTATATTAAGACAGATTATATAACAAAACAATTCGAAAAAGAATAAAATAAAATAAAATAACAATTTATAATATATGGCAAATAAACAACAAGATTTAAATATTGCTCTTTTAAAAGCTTGTTCCCAAGGTCATTTAAAAGAGGCAGTAGAACTTATTTCAAACGGTGCTAATGTAAATTATAAAGACTCTCACACACGATGGAGTCCTTTATACATGGCGTCAAGGGAAGGTCATGCTGAAGTCGTCGAGATGCTTATTTCGAAGGGCGCTGTCGTGAACGATCAAGATAGGAATGGGATAAGTCCTTTATATTTTACGTCAAAATATGGTCATTTAGAAGTCGTTGAGATGCTTATAAAAAACGGTGCTATTGTAAATGTAGACACCATACAAGAATTTACTCCTTTATACGCTGCATGTGAAAAGGGTCATGAAGAAGTTGTTAAATTTCTTTTGTCTAAAGGTGCTACTATTCACGAAGAAACGATAGAAATCGCTGAGGATAACGGTCACGACAAGATTGTTAATATTTTAAAGGATTGGCCTCGAACAATGGCAATTGTGGCGTTACAAGAAGACCAAGTATATAATCTACCTGTTATGACTTACTTGACAGATCTTGATGAATATATGGGTAAAAAAGGGGATGCATATGGCAAGAAATCCAAGAAAAGAAAATCTATAAAATCCAAGAAATATATAAAATCCAAGAAATATATAAAATCCAAGAAATCTATAAAAAGAAGAAAAAGGATATAATTAGAACTTATAATCTTTATAACTTATAATAATGGAAATTCCCGATAATAAAACCGTCGACCTACAATTATATATTTTAGACCCACTTTCGGTGATTATAAAGCTTGCCATTCTGAGCAACAAGCCAATTGGCACCAAGATTTGTATCTCAAATAATATAATTTTTTTACAGGACCCGGGCCCATTTCAGGCATTTTGTCGCTATATATTTAGCACGACCAAATCGGATATTCAATACATATATAATCCAATCCAATTAGCATGTCAACAATATTTATCCAAAGATGCGGTTTCGAAAAATCCCAAACTCAAGGAGCTATTTAAGTGCGCGCAAAACGGACTATCGCGGTTAAGCGAAACATATAAGAGTTGCTCGATTATTCGTCTGTGTATCAACTATTATGAGACTTTAATTGACAACCATTTACAAGAGATTTACAATGATGCGCTATTTAAAAATGATATATTGACACCTTTATATACAAATGAACTAACAAAAATATTTACAAAGTTGTGGACACAAGACCGAATAAAGATTATATTGAATTTAACAACGTTTTTAATTGGCGACGAACATGCGGGAGCAAATGTGAAGTCGATTGAGACGATTATGATAGATATAGACACGCAAGTTCAGAAACTAATATAAGACAAGAAGCTAATATGTAATATTATATTTTTTATAATATTATATTTTATTACATTATATAAAATGATGCAAGAAGTATCTGACCCAGCTGAGAAATTAGAACAAATGCCTGTCAAACAATCGATTATTAAAAAGCGCAACATTTTTCATGAAATTAAGGATACAATTAAAGACAAAATGGAGGACCAGGACTTTAACCAAAAGGTTGCCGTGTCTATTTCCGTAATTTTAGAGCTATATCGTGTCCTTGTCTCGTCATTTTTAGTGCTTTTTGTGCCACAAAAGTGCGGCGACCACGTATGCTCTCTCAGTGAAAATATGGTTCTTGAAAACCACCTCTATTCCGCTGGCCTTGTTTTCAACTTTATCACAATGGCGTCATTTTTAGCAATGTATACATTTGAAATCAAACGTGAGAATCGACTGATTACATATTTAGAAGTCAACAAGTCAGTTGCATCGGATAACAACTCGGTTGGCATAGCATTAGAAAAGCTGCCGCAAGATAAACGGGATAGTATTTGGCAACTAGATAAGTATTATATGTATTCGGGTCGTGCGTCCATTTTGATGTTTATTGTAAACACCATTTTATCCGGTTTTGTGGTTTATGAGTATTACTTGGACAGCCAAACAACGTCGACCTATATTACCAATATATTGTTTATGGTGACAAAATTGGCGGATGTGTATGCGAATGTGAATACCGAGAAGAATGTGTTTTATTCGGCTTACATGAAGGGTAAAATACAATACAATGATGTTGACCCGAATAAGTTGTTATTGCTTCCGGGTATAAGTCCACCAATATTAGAAGAAGAAGTCAAAGAAGAAGTCAGAGAAGAATTAACAGTAGTCAAAGAAGTAGAAGAAGACAGCAAAATAATTGTCACTATTCATGACATAAATAGCCCTACATCGTCATCCGATAATCTTGAAAGAATGAACCAAGTGTAAACTTTTTATTTTATAATTATTTTATAATTATAATATAATAATGGCTTCAAGCAAAACAAAAGAAGATGAATTATCCGCGTCAATTAGTAAGTCAATGACTATAGATAAATTAAAAGAAGAACTAAAAAACGCAAATGTTAGTATTTCAGGTCTAAAAAAGAAGGAGGACTATGTTCACCGTTATATTTCAAATGGGTTACATAATGGTGTAGTATCAAGTCCAAAAGCAACAAGTGTAACGACCGCAACAAAAGCAACAAGTCCAAAAGCAGCACCAAAACTAAGCATGGCAGCAAGAATGAGAGAATTTAGAAAAGCACAAGCCGAAAGCAAAGCACAAGCACAAGCAGAAGCAGAAAGCAAAGCACAAGCACAAGCAGCACAAGCCGAACAACCCAAAGAAGAACTAATTATGTCATTAATGATAAGCGCGCACGGAGGAGAAAGTAACGAATTTATTCCACATACGCCAGTTGCTGAATATTATAAAAACAATGTCAGGGTTTATAGTCGTGCTTGTGTTCCTGGAGTGCTTTCATTAAGGGACCGAAGAAGTGTTCGGAAATCAATCGACAATTCATTTACAATATTTCAAAATAACCCTGGAAAGGCTACTCAAGAAGTTATGGCAGAATATACAGGTGTAGATAGAAACCATTATAGAAAATTTTTAGACAGTTTTAGTGAATGTGCTAGTAATCAGTCTACGCTTAAAAATAAAGAACGATGTGGAGGACTCAGCACTTATTTGTCTCAAAAACAATTTTTTTTTACAGACCCAATTACTTCAAAACCAATTATGGAATCAGACCATAATTGGAAGCAATTTGTGGAATCAAGGGGATTAAATGTCTCCGATATTCGGTTAAAAGTAACGGCATCAGATGGGTCTGTTACATACAGAAATATATTTAATCCATACGAAGATATGGCACATTATTATCGTTATATTGATAATGGTGATCCCGATGATGATTCACCTGATATGATTACAAAATTTAACCTTATTTATAGACACGGATTAGAATTTATCATGAAAAATATTTTACACAAAGAAGAATTAATTGGTCCTGCTCTAGAAATTTTTAAATTTAAAGAAGGTGAAAAGAAGATATCTCAATTGGATTTGGAACAATTATACAGGTTCTTTGAATTGGTTGGAATTAAATATGTAAATATAATAGACCACTCGTGTCGTTTTTTTTATCCTCATATAGGCCTAACTGAAGAGAAGGCGGAAAAACTTTTTGAAAAAGAGCAACAATATTCGGTGAAACCGGTGGCTTTTGGCAAGCGATTAAAAAGTAGAAGACGTAGTAGTAGAAAGCGATTAAATGGTAAAAAGCTTTCAAACTTTAAAAAAAAATACAGCAGAAAAATATAACTAATTTATATTATTTATTTTATAAATATAATATAAAATACAAATGTCTTCAAGTAAAACAGAGAAAACAAAAGAAGAAGATGATTTAGTTGCGTCAATAAGTAAGTCAATGACGATTCCTCAATTAAAAAAAGAAATTATACTTGCTGACCTTTGGTATGGGACCAAAACAAAAGCAAAAACAAAAGAGGACTTCGTTGATATATATATTTCAAATGGACTACATAAGAGAGCGGCAGCAACCTCTAGCAAGGCAGTAAGCAAAGCGGCTAGTCTTGAAGACAAGAAAGAAGCACAAGTAGTAGCAAACGCAGTCGCAAGCGTAAGCAAAGCACCTACAAGCCCATCGGCAAGCGTAAGCAAAGCACCTACAAGCCCATCG